CATTCAAGACCAAGCGCGTTCGCGTTGGCGATAACAATGTTTAAGAAGGCGACTGCACCTTTGCGATTTGCTGTTGGGTACTTGTCAGTTTTGCGGTACGAGGCATCCCACGCTCGTCCCGTGGCGTGTACCGATAATGAGCCAGGAGTTCCCTTCATGTCGCGAACGCCCCAAGAGCCGTTATTCCAGATAGCACCGTTGGAGTATTTAACGGCCTGCCTAATCCATTCATCGGTACCGCTTCGTGGGCCAGCTGCGGCACCGTCGGAGTTCCCTGTGTAAGGCTTGCTTCCTACGATTTTAGGGTTCGCTGGGATAACGCTCATAACGCTGGAGGGTCTTTAGGTCGGTCTTTAAGTCCGTTGCCTGCAAGTAAGCCAATTAGTCCGCCTGCGAGGGTCATTAGCATCGGCGACAGGACTCCCCATGCTTCGGCGTCGTTTGGGCTTTGCTCGGTAGGTTGCACGACAAAGAGAAGTCCGAAGATGAGCGATGCGATTGCCATGACGAAAGATGCGGTCAGTCCGATTCCTACGATCAGGATTAGTCGAGCTTTGATCTGTTCGTTGGATAAGCGTTTGTCTGGGTTCACGCGCAGCGCCTTTCTAGTAGTCCGTTGGCTTTGGTGGTGTTGCAATTTTCGCGGTTACGATCAGCACAAGCCGTTAGTGCAAGTGCAAGAATGACGCTCACTATTAGTACGCGCGGTTTCATAATTAATTACGGAATAGGAATGTAATTGACTTGCTGCTGAATAAACGCTTCGTATTCAGTTGGTGTCATTGGACGAACTTTGTCATCAACTTGAACGAATACTTCGTCGTGTGGGTACATCGCTACGGCTTCTTCGTATGTCATGTGTTATGCCTTTCGGTATCCGTAAACAAAGATAGTTCCGCCAGTCAAAGTGCCAGAAGAAGTAGCAATAGTAAATGCTGTGTATGAAGTTGCCACATTATGTATCCCAGTACCTGTTCCAGCGACTGTTCCTGCTGCCCAATTAGTAGGACCAAATACAGTTGGTTTTGCTAAAAATGGGTTTACTACATCAAGGTTGAAAGCAATAAAACCTGTTGTGGCATATCCAGCATAGCCAAACGAGCTTGCAGCGTTGTCTGACGCTGCCAGCGGTGTCGTTGAACCGTAACTAACATAAAAAGTTCCAGAACTGTATCCAGTAACTGATGCACCAAGGGTCAATACTAAAGTAGTCAAACCAGAAGCAACGCCGCCACTTACCACAATTTTGTAGTTGTCATAAGTTGTAGAAAATGCGTCAGATACCGTGACACTTGCGACAGCGCTTCCAATGGTCTGTTCCTTGATGTATGTCAAACCGCTGTTTATGTTGTTATTTACATAAGCCGATGTCAGGATCTGTCCTGCGGTGGTTGGGGTACTTACAGTCATGTTTCTATCCTAGGACATTGTCTTCGTCGAGTGTGCCATATACAGCGTCGTTCAAGATCAGCTCATAGACGATCGTGGTTGGTGCCGTGAAGTAGGTTACAGCGTGCCCAGCCGACAAAGTAAGCCGATGCTCAAGTCCTTCTACCGTCAAGTTTTGAGCGAATTGGGTTGGGCCTTCCGAAGTGGTAATTGACTTTTCAATATTGATGACACTGCCTACATCAAGTAGGGCAAGTGTGTCTTGGTCTAGGGCAGGCGTGCCGGGGAACTCGGTGCCGATTGAGTTGAAGCGTGCTTCTGGATTAGCGTTAAGAAGGTATTCGGCAAGTGTGAGAGCTGCGGCGTCGTTATGAACTAGCGAGTCCGTGATCGAGGTTGTTTGGATTAGGTAGGTCGCTTGAGAGGTCAGGTCTTCGGCGACTTGTGGCGATGATGCTCCAGCGTGTGCAACTGATGCACGATTGACGACTGTGTCCGCTTGGAAAGCAATATCAATCGCCGAGTAGCCGATCTTGGTTGGTGGGTTTGTGTCGTGAAACTCTGCAACAGGGACGCCTAAGACTTGCCCGATGCGCTTCTGGAAGGTAATAGTGCCTTCACGATCCACAAAGATTCTGCCTTGCTCGGCTTCCATGATCTTGTTGGCGTAGCCTGCAACCGAAGTACCGTTTGCGACCGTCCAAGCGGCTGCACCGCCAAGGGTCGCCACGCCTGTCTCAATGCTCCGAGTGCCCACATAATCCACTTCTGGACGATCTAACAGGTCGTCAAAACGATCGCTTGAGAGCTGCTCTGTGACATTCCATTCAGCCAAGAAAGTCTGCCCAAGTTGATAAGAGAAGTCAGCGCAAGTTACGCTCACGGTGTCTAGACCGCCGAGGGTAAAGGTGTAATCGAAGTTCACGATGTAGCCGACCCACAAATACTTTTTGACGCCGAGCGAGTCATATCGAGAGAAGCGGACTTTGCGAAGTGGTGCAAGCCCGGGAAGCGAGTTGTTCGGATCGTAGTAAGGGGATGTCGTGTCGAAAGGGTTGAACACTCCGTCGGCGTAAGTGTCGTTGAGCGTGAAGCTCATCGTGCCATAAGGGAATTGGTCGCCTGTGTTGGCGCGTCCGCGTTTTGCTGTCAAGCCGATAGTGCCGTCCATGACCGACGCGTATTGATCGGTGCCGTCTAAGACATAATCAGTTGAGTCAAGTGTGCCTTTAGGGTCGTCGTCAAGTGTGAAAGCGTTCCAGTTGTACCCTGTATCAATCTCAAGGTCGTAAAGACCTGATCCAACTACCGCGACGCCTGCCATTACGCAACCGCTATATCTGCTGGGCCGTTCTGCCTGTTGAATGCTCTGATCGCGTTCACGACAGCGTTGCCCACTTCGGCACTCGAAGCCAAGCCGCCGTTCACATTGACTGTGTATTGTTGAATCATTTCGGGGGTTACGCCACCAAAAAACGACCCAATTTGCCCTTGAGTGTCAATAGTGTTTCCACCACCGCTATATCTCGACGAGCCACCACCGCCCGTCATTGGTGCGGCAGGTGTAGGAATTACTGGAGTGGCAATAACTGGCATTGAAGGGACGATTGATCCTGTCTCTGGCATGCCAGCGCGCTCGCTTACGCCAGTGAAACCACCACCACCGCCACCGATACTTGGAAGATCTACTTTTGGCACGCTAGGAATGTCAGTGAACGGGCTAATTGCGTTTATGCCTTTAATCAGTGCGTTCACGGTATTGATCCAAGTGTTCGCAAAGATCTCAAAACCTTTCATGAGACCGTTAAGGACACTGTTCACAATGGTTCTGAATGTCTCAAACTTGTTGTAGGCGTATCCAATTCCTACGACCAGTGCTGCAACTCCTGCCGCTATCGCTGTAAAAGGATTGAGCGCCATTGCAAGGTTCACCGCCAAGATTGCGACGGATATTGCGGTGATTGCGGCAGCTATTGCAAGGAATGCTTTTGGATTGTCTTGTGCCCAATCAGCAAACTTTTGCAGTATTGGTAACGCTGCTTCAACTACTGGAAGAAGTGCTGCACCGATAGATTCTTTTGTTTCATCCAAACTGTTCTTTAGGATCTTGAACTTGCCTGCGGCGGTGTTTGCAGCTGCGGCAGCTGCTCCACCAAAAGTACCGTTAAGAACGGTCATTACTTCATCAAGAGATGCGCCGTCTTTAATCATGGCTTTAATCTCTGGCGATAAGGCTTGCAGGCCTTTCATGTTTCCGCCGTATGCACGGGCTAATGCTTCGCTGACTTCGCCTAGTGATTTATTGGAGCCGATAGCAATGTCTTGGGCGAGACTTAGGGCTGTCGTCGCTACTTGGACATCTTTTGTTCCTCGAAGCAAACTCGCAAACGCTGGACGAAGTTCGCTGTCTGCTGTGCCCGATGCGCGCGACATTGAAGCGATCATCTTCTCTGTCGCGGCAACTTGGGCGTCGGCTGCTCCGGTCACATTCTTCATGGTGACGGCAAGTTGTGTTTGTTCTGCTTGATCTTCTACAGCCGCTTTAGTGGCTAGTCCTATTGCCCCAGCGACAGCCGTCAATGCAGCCGCCGCAGGTACAGCGGCTTTTTTAATAGCAAATTGTGCTTTGGCAGATGCGCCTTCAAGAGACTTAAACTCTTTGATCGCTTTTTGGGTGCCTTTAGCGTCAAACTCGGAAACGATTGGGATATTTACTGAAGCCATTACGAGACCACATTCCGATCAACTTTGTCCATGACAGTCTCAACAATTCGCCGCATTTCCGACTCGACTGTGCCTTGGTTCTTTTCCATTGCTTTCCACATTACTCTTGATCGCCTGCCGTATCGCGCCGAGAGAGCTTGACCAAGTTTGCCGTTGGCTGCCATGTCAAAGAGTGTCCCAGTCGAGCCCGAGTAGACGATGTTGAAGACGCCGACATTGCGGATCTGTCCACGGAACTCGGAAACCTTTTTTGTGTTGATTTTGGCAGAGATCTTTTGTTTGCGTCCAGCGTCCCAAGGAAGCATCTTGAAACCTGATTTAGTAGTCCAGTTTCTAGCCATGCCAGAAAGGGGAACGGTGCCGGGTATAAGAGCTAGTGCGTCGTTGATTACAGGCTTGGCAACATTGCGAAAGTCTTTTGCAATTTGGTTACGAAGTCCAGGCTCTATTGAGTTGAGCTGCTTAATTGCTTCTTTAAGTCCGTAGATCTCAACTTTTGTGTTAAGTCCTTCAGCCATTAGCGTCCTTTCTTTTTCTTGTTAAGGATGCTAATCACGGTCTCTAGGTCTCGAGTGTCAAAGGGTATTGCAGGCGGCCACCAGCCGACAGCGATTAGCAATTCTGCTAATTGGCGTCGATAGGTTCCGCCACCGTAGGGTTTGGGTTTGTTTCATCCACGGCATGAATATCCATGTTTGGATTGTCTTTGACCCATTCACGCCAAGTTGAAGGAACTTTTTCGCCTTTAAGAGACAAGATTGTGTGAGCCCAGCAAGCAAGATCTGAATAGCCGATTCCTCGACCGTCAGACACTTTTCGGTTTTCAATTCGTTCCCATTCGCACACAACAAACATGTTTGTTATATATTCTTTCGCACCTTTGCCGTCATCAAGATCTACGGAGATTTTGACTTTCATTTTGTTTCCTTTCGTCGGGCCAAGGAAGGCCGAAGATTATGGGTTGGTTACATCAGCCGAGAAGACGCCACCCATGAAGGTTAGGTCTACGGACTGGAGTTCGCCGAGCGATGCGGAGATTACTGGCAACGACTCAAGATAGGTGTTTGTCAGAGTGAAGCCGGGATTCGTGCTGGAATCCACTGCGGTTGTTGGTTTTACGATAAGAACTAATTTCGTTCCGACAAGTGGTGCGAGTGTGGCGTAAGTGGCGCTGGCTTCGTAACTCAAAAATAGGGTTAGCGTGCATTCGTTATTTTCGAGGCCTGCCGTAAAAGTGTTTGCTGTATTGCCGAAGACCGTGTCGTTCAATGCGGTCACAGTGCGAGTCAAGACTGCGCTAGTGCACCAGCCCGAGAGGTCTACCGAGGCGACGGTGACTTTTGGTTGGCTGAGGATTGTGGAAGTTGCCATAATGAGTTACTCCTTGGAAGTGTTGGATTTAGTTTGACACATAATGAAGCCCAGAGTGTGGATTAGGCAGTCTGCACGACAGTCGTGACAGACAGTTCATAGGCAGGAAGCGTCGAGCCGCCGATGTCGAGGTTTGTAGGGCGTCCAGATACCACGCCGATATTGAGTGCGTAGATCTGGGCGAGGATATTTAGCAAGCTCTTTTGGGCGTCTAGGTTGCCGGGGCCGAGCGTGATGATCTGCAAGGTGAAGTTGAGTTTTGCGACATTGTAGTTGTAGCCGTCAATCGAGTCGATGTTCACAAAGACGCTTGGCGGCGTGATATTGCGTGGATCGTTATTGACTTGTAGACCGCTCACCGTTGAGAGCTTTGCTACTAGATCGTCGTAGCCTTCGTTAAATAGATCGGTGTAGTTAGGTACAGGCATTAGGCGACCTGCGGACGATCAATCCCCAAAAGCTGGCGGATCATTCCGTTCAGACCCATAACTGGAGTTACGCCCATATTTT